TCAGTTTTTTTGCCCTCCAACTACCGGCACCACTTTTACCTTCCTGTCATAAATTGCTGTTTGTCTCGAGTTTTTATGGCCGGAGATTGCCTGTTTCTCTTCGAGGCTACCCTCGAGATCAGAGATGCCTTTTGCTTTAAGATCGTGGAAAGTGAAATCAATCGACAGGTGAGGGTATTTAGCCTGGGCTGCCAGCTTTGCCTCACGCCAGCGCGAGTTAAAACCATCACGGGTGTATTTGCTTCCACTGGGCTGATGGATAAGAAACAGACTCCTTATGCCTGGTTTTAGAGGCAGTGCGCGCGCCAGCGAAACCGCTGCGCGTAAACGGGGTGTCCATGCTTTGATCTGCTTCACGCCAGTTTTACCCTGGCGGATAAATATCCCCATATCGCTAATCTGCTCTTCACTTAAAGACAGGACATCGCTTTGCCTGGCAACGCATAAATAAGCGATTTCCATTGCAGCTCTGACCACATCAGCCCCAACCTCATACACTGCATTATATTCTTCATCCGTCACATAGCGCTCGCGTGATACTTCCTTGAATTGCTTAACCCCCTGACATGGGTTTCTTTCTACATATCCGCGTTCGTAGCCCCAACGAAATACCCGTGAAAGGAAACTCTTTTCCCTGTTTGCCTGCGTTCGACTGGAAATACCACGCTGATCCATATAACGCCGAATGTGCTCGGGCTTTATTTTATTGGGGTCTGATTTGCCAAAAACGGGTAATACCTTACCCGAATATTTCGTGTAATCCTTTCTGGTTTCCGGTGACAAATCCATAAAGTCGGGGGAGGCCATAAACATATCTGCGAGGTTTTGGAATGTATTTTTCCTGACTTCTTCGCCCACGGCTTTTTCATACGCCAGCCATACCGATGCTTGCGTTTCGTTAAGAGCGCACAGGCGAACGGCTTTGTTATCTTTAGTCCGAAATTCATAAGCAGCTTTGCCGCGATATACACGCGGTGGCATCCAGCTGTCAGCGGGGTTTTTACGCTTTCCGGCCATCAAATACGGCTCCGAAGTCTGGTTCTTCATCCTCGCGCACCGGAGTGATTTCCTGGTTGCGGTATTTAATGGGGTTCATGAAATGCCCCCATGTTGTTTTAGGGTGGCCGTCCGCTCTTTCCATAAAGAATATCCCGGCTCGACGCAGAGCGTCGCACTGTTTTGATTTAAGCGGAGTCCCCGTCAGTTCTATCATCTCTTCTCGGGTGATAATGTCGTGATCGTGTCTCATGATCTTTCCTCAACATGCGGTATATCGCATCGTCAGCGTCTCTACAGGCACGCTCTATATCCGACCTGGTCAGGGTCTTCTTTCGTACGCTCGCTGATAATTTTCCGATCTTGGTATCAAAGTCTGAGAGCAGAATTGCTCCGGGTTGCCAGTGCAGCATTGCGGCCTCCATTAGGTGTTTGAGGCCACTATGCTATCGGCTGAGAGGGATTAATTCTGATTACGCTTAATCAGGTTATCTTTCAGAAACGCGCCTTTCTCTCGTGTAACCTTGACGTTCTCCGGAAGATGCAACCCCAACTCACTGCGGCTACGCGCTTCGATGATCCCGTTTGTTCCATCAGGAAACACCACGTGTACCGCATCACCTCTTTTGAGAGTCAGTTTAAGCATAATTAGCGCACCTGTAATGAACGTTCACCGACTTCAAGATGCGCGCCCGGTACCGGATTGAGCAATTCCTCTGGTACCTCGCCGCCATCAGCCTTGATTTGTGCAGCTGCGGCTGCAGCTTCCTCTATCCTTTCTTTGATAGCCTTTTTGTCAGGGGCGATTACCGTCTGGACTGTGACCACTTCATCAGGTAATGCATCAACATTATCAACCACCACGCTTACTGCACTCTGACGAGCAGTGAAGGTATTCCTGGGCGTTTTTAGCTTATCCAACCCAGCACCTAACAGGCATGACAGGATATATTTACGCAGTTGCTTGTCTTTATTTTCGAAAGATTTTTTGCGCTCAGCCAGACGCTTCAATTCTTCGTCGCAGGTTTTCGCATTACCCAGGTTATTTCGTGCCACCACCATAACGGCATCGAGACGATCAGCTAGTTCACCTTCAATCCCTTCAAGGGTATCGGCGATCATTTCCGGCGTCAGTTCCTCGGATGTTTCCAACAGGTTCAACAAGCTGGAGTAGTCTTTTGCTAATGAGATTGCGGTTACGTTGCTCATGCTGTTTTCTCCTGGGCTTTGTTAAGTTCTTTCAGGCGTTCATCTTTAATGGTGGTCAGGCGGCGCAGGCGTTTACTCAGATAGCTTGCATGCTGATTGTCGCCTTTGGATTCTGCATCTTTGCGATGCACTTCGACTTCACGGGCGATAGACGCGAATACTTTCGTTACCTCGTTAGCAGATATGCCGGTTGCAAGGGTATTTGCCACACGCGTGAGTTTGTCGTCCAGCTCCTGACGCAGGCGCGCTGCATCTTCTGCGTTATCGCTGGCATTTTTAAGGGCAAATTCTTCTTTGTTTTTCTGCCGATATTCAGGGTTGTCATAGAGACCCATAAAGATATCAGCGCTGAAACCGAGGGAAGAGAGCGCCTTTTTCGTCGCGTCAGTAAGTGATTTCTTTGTTGCCTCACCGTCGCAGATCGGGCCGTATTTACTTCCGTAGAGATAAGGGGTGCATCCGAATGAAATCTCTTCACCGCGCACGCCGCCACGCACATACCAGAGACGGATCTTAATCACGTGATGTTTCTCTGTGAGGTAGCCGCCGATACCGTCCGGAATCAGCTCCCACGTATTATTACCATCCTGGCCTTTTACAGTGCGTGTAATTGGTGCCCCGGTATCGAAACGTTCTTCGAGAATATCAACGCCCCAGCCAATACCTTTAGGGCCAAATTCACGAGTGGCCAGCATCGTCATGTAGGTGCCGTTGATCGATGTGCCACCACCGTTCTGAGTAAACTGTTTTGTGAAACGTTCATCAGTTTTGAAAACGCGCTTCCACAGATCGAGATTTTCCATCTCGGTACCGGTGCGTTCGGTGATACTCTTTTCAACGTCATTAACGTTAGGGCGAGGTTCTTCTTGCACCAACGGCTCTGCTGGTAGCTCTGCACTATTGACTTGCTCGCTGCTGCTCTGCTCCTGCTTGGATTCACTGGCGTAAACGCTGTAGCCCATTTTATTTAGCGTCTCACGTGCGGCCTCAGCCTGGGAATCAGTAACCACTTCAGTTTTTTCCACCTCATTTGAGGCGTTCTGCGGTGTGGTCTGAGTTTCTGTTTTTACCCACTTGGGATCAGTTGGGTCACTTATACCGTCAACATACTCACCACGCCCGGCTGCCAGTGATTTACTGGTTGCCTCTGAATCGGTGGGATCCTGTTCAAACACACCGTTTTCGGCAAGCCAGCTGTCGATGTAACGGCGCAATGAGTCAGGGAAGTGATGGGTATCTTTAGCCGGCACATTCTGAATCACGCTAAATATAGTGTTGCGGGAATATTTGAGGATCTGCTCAGTAGTGCGCAGCGCCATGGACCAGCGTTTAAAGTCTTCCCGATCTTCTTCAATGAGGCTCTCCGCCTGACGTAAAGCGCTGACAGATACAGTGGTTGCTGGTTCTATTGGCAACAGCGCGAGAGCGATCTCCTGATCCAGCGTGGCATATGTGTGTTTGTAACCGCGCTGTGGTGCAACCTGATTTTGGGCATTATCTTCTGTGCTGGTGCTGGTGCTGGTGCTGGTGCTGGTGCTGGTGCTGGTGCTGGTGCTGGTGCTGTTCTGAGGCAGCATTTCTTCACGTTTGCCCGGGTTGTCAGTCCATTTTTTGATAAACGAGTAAAGCGCGGCGCCGCCGGGTAACTGGTTTTCAAACTTTACATAAATTGCCTGCAGGAGATTATTAAGCCCCTCCTGGTGCATGTGGTGAACAGGTGGGTGCGCTTCCATCGCATTAATGATGTAACGATTTAAACGATCGTCTTCCTCTTCCTCGTACTGGCTGGTGTTTCCCTGGTTATCCAGATAATCACAAACCTGAGAATAAAGCTCCCCGTCCAGCTGCGCGAGGCCAAACAGCACCACCGTTGCGAAGCGTTCGCGCGGTGAAATAGTCATGAAGTCTAATTTTTCATCATTGTCAGGAAGATGGCTCATCCCGCCAGTAGGTTCGGCGTTTGCCATCCACTTTTCACCATCGAACGTATGGGATTTAGCAAAGTGCTCGTCAAACTTGCCGATCTCCGGGTGAGGCTGATCAGCTGTGTTTTCCCAGATTTCAGGTTTAAAGAAATTATCGCCGTTCGCCGGATAGTGTTCCCAGAGCTTACCCGTCACGATGCTTTCTGCGATTTTTTTGTTAGGTGCCTCCACGCTGATCGCCAGCGCAACAGCACCATCCTTAATGGCCGATTTTTTCGGCTTGAACAGGCAGTTGTAAATTGAGATTGTCACTTGGTCTTTCCTCTTTGGTTACTGGCGCGGGTCAGGCGCCGATATCAGAATGGAATATCACTTTCCTGGATTGTGGAATGGTCGATGCACAGCAGCTGCTGGATCTTGTCTTCAATGAAAGCGACGCGCTGGTGAGCGTGATCGACAACCGACGCCTTTTCTTTCTGGAGGCGTTCGACTTGTTTACCGATAATGTCGATCGGTTCAGGTGGGGTTATCTCAAGGCGAATAGTGCGCGTTTCCAGCAGTACATATAGATCTGGATAGTTCTGTGACATGTCACAGGTATTGACCAGATAGATTGCCGGGACGTGGGGATTAGTAGATACGTGGATGTACAGTGTTACCTGCAGGGGTAGCGCTTCCATAGCGGCTCCTTACTGATGTATAATTCGAGCCGATCAGCGGCTCATGTCGTTGGTCTTTCCTCGGTACAGGGTTGGTCCCCTGTACCACCTCCGGGCGGTTTGGTCACTGTCCCGGGTAAAGAAGCCCACCTTGGTGGGTTTTTTTACATCTGGTGCCCGTCTTTCCGGACTGTCAGGGCTGGTCATGCCCGTTGGTCTTTCCTCGTATTCATTGCCGTGAAAAAAAAGTGCCCCTCATGGAGACGAGGCAAAGACTACACACAGCAATTTTGGATTCGTTGCGGTCTTTCCCGCATGTCATCGTACTGGCGGCGACCCGCGAATTTGGTGCCTGTCTTTCCAGACTGTCAGAACGTTTTTCTGAACAACTGCCGCGTGGTTAGTGCGTCGTTGATGTCATGGATATTAATAACGTTAATATAAATGGTCAATATTAATATATTATTTTTGGCAATATTTTTTGTATGGCATTGATAAATATGGACAAAAAAAATCCCGGCGCGGTGGCCGGGTTTTGATGCAGATTGCTGGAGGGGCTATTGTTTTCTAGCGGCTAAAAGCTCTTCGAAAAGCTTATCGAAACCTTGTATTTTTTCTTTCAAATCAGATAAATGCCTTTCTTTTTCGCTTTGCGGAAGCCTGTCATATAGTGTTATCAATTCCACATGTTCTGGGCTGAGAAGCTTCCAACCAGGCCCGGTTCTGTCCTCGATATAATCCCCTGACTTACGCACATAGTTCATCATTTCGGCAAGATCAGGCCGAATAGCTTCTGGCTTTACTCCCAACAGCGACGCAAATTTAAGGGTGGCGTCCGTGTTTAATGGGGTTGTGCCGTTAAGGTAATGGCTTACCGAAGCCTGCGTGCTGAAACCAAGCGCCTCCGCCGCCTTCTCCTGAGTGAGGCGCAAAGTTACTTTTTTTGCATTCCATATCTCACGGAGGCGTTTAGCTGCATCAGTTTCAACTGCATCAAGGGTTTTCTTTCTCATGAGCGCATATTATTCGCAAAATTAATCAAGTTCTAAGGTCATTGATATTGACTAAAAATATTAACGTTATTAATATTCAGTTTAATCAACAACTGAGGATGTACGCATGAAGCTAAAAACTTACTTAAAGACATCCGGTGTAAGGCAACAGACTTTCGCCGTACTCGTGGGGAGAACCCAGGGGTATGTCAGTCGTGTCGCCTCCGGAGAGTGTCTACTCGGGGCTGCCACAGCACTTAAATGGGCTGCTGCAACTGAATTCCAGGTTACACCGCATGATCTGCGTCCTGATTTATATCCGAACCCAAAAGACGGGATTCCAGACAGGGCAGCAGCTTAACAATCAGCAACCAATAAATCTGATTAAGCCTAATCAGGTTTTCAGCGACAGGAGACGCGAAGGAAGTGGAAAACCTCGAAGAACTGAAACGGGAGATCTTCAACTGGGCCGTAGAGCGCGGGCAGGAACATGTTGCCATCGAAATCACGCGCATGTGGTTCCGAATGGGTGGTAATACCAGCACGGTAAAACTTCACCAGATGGAAGATCCAATGGGTAACGCCGACTGGCGGGCCATAAACAATAATCGCCAGCAAATTTTCCGCTGGTTACGTGGCGACACCAAAGCGGCAAGAGCCAAAACAAGAGCACTGGCTAAGGCGATGGAAGCGGCGCTGCCTGCAGAACGATACGCGCAGCTGGGAATGACCACTCACCATCTGATATGCGTAGCGATACGTGAGTTTGCCGCGGCGATCATCGCGCTACTGCTGGATGCCAGGGATAGACCGCAGAGGATAGCCCAGGCATTACAAGCCATCCAGGAAACACAGCGCCTGACCAGCGTTTAACTGTACCGAGGAAAGACCAACATGCTGAATTCAATTGACCGCATTACCTGGCGGAACGGCTTCCGTTTGAATGGCGCACCGGCCGTCATGGAAGACATCGAAGATATTTTCGAAGGTCGCCGCGCAGCTGCGTTATCTATCTGGGCGCAGTATGAAAAACTGAAAGAAGAACTCCGCGAAATGGAATTGTCACCTGAGGAATATCAGGCGGCATGCCGTCAAATCTCAGAAACATTGGGGATCTGATTATGAGTATGACCCTGATGGCCCGTGCGATGGCAATTAAAACCGGAAACCCTATCCGCAAACTGGTGCTGATCAAACTGGCTGATAACGCCAATGACAGCGGCGAATGCTGGCCGTCGTACAAACACATTGCCGAACACTGCGAGTGCAGCAAGAGCGCTGTTCGTGATCACATCGATGCGCTGATCGCTATGGGTTTGCTGGTGAAAGAAAACCGCCCTGGCGTCAAAAATGGTAAGGGTAATGCGTCGAATCTGTATTACATGAAACTCGACAACCCTATGCCGCCAAAAAGCATAGCCCCTATGCCGTCAAAAAGCACAGGTGTGCCGCCAGAAAGCACACCCCCTATGCCGTGTGGCGGCACCAGAACCAGTCACTCTTTTGAACCAGTCAATGAACCTAAAGATCCCCCTAACCCCCAAATGGGGGAGGGCGAGGAAATTATTCTCGCTGACGCGAAAAAAGCGCTCAAGTTTTATAACGACTGCACCGGTACCCGTTGCCGTGACGTTAAACCGTTCGTGCTCATGCTGACGCCGACCCTGACGCGCGAGGGGTACACTCTGGCCGAACTGCAGTTGGTTATCCGCTGGGTTCTGGCTACATGGCATCGCCGCGGCTCTGGCGCGCCTAAGCCAGCAAATATCTGCCGGGTGAACCGGTTCGACGGTTATCTCGCTGACGCTGAGGCTTGGGCCACCACAGAGGCGAGTATTGATCCGCTTGCGGTTGTTGATGCCTACAACGAGATTTTCGCTGACGTACTTCCTGCTGCGACCCTTGACGCTGATCGCCGCCAGAAAATTACGCGCCTTGCGGCTCACATGATGAATAAAACTACAGGTGCGTTTTTGGGCTACCTGGAAAAATTCCGCAATACCGCACCAGATTTTTACTTTGGTGGTGAGCACCGTGATGGCTGGCGCGCCAGTTTTGACTACCTGATGAAACCGGAAACACTGCGTAAGACAAGGGAAGGTGCACTGTGAGCCCTCAGGATCTTGAAGCCTGTGTGCTGGCCGGCCTGCTGAATGGCGGTGCAACGCCAGACGCATTCGATGTGATCGCCAGCACGCCGGAGGAATCATTCAGTATCGGATTCCATCGCCGCGCTTTCAGCGAAATAAAAAAACAAGCCCTGGCGAACGGCATGATCGATATGCTTTTCATCAGCGAGGCGCTGGGTGGTTCAAGCCTGGCCGATTTGTCAGATATTTCCCGCATTCCCGCCACGGTACCAAACCTGAAAGGGTATGCAGGGAAGATGGTCAAAGCATGGCGCAGCCGGGCGCTGGCGAAACTGCTGCAGGAGGGGGCCGACGGCATCCTGCAGGCAGCGAACCAGGAACAACGCGATCAGGTGGTCGAGAACGCCGTCGCGCAGCTGCTGGACATGACTGCTGACACTGGCGACATTCAGCCGGTGCATATCAACGAGCTTTTGCCTGTTTACATGGATACCGTGCAGAAACGCATGGATGGCGATGAATCGACCCGCAATTTGCTGACGGGTATTTCGGATCTCGATAGCGCCACTGGAGGTATTAACCCGCAGGATCTTATCGTCGTTGCTGGCCGCCCGGGCATGGGTAAAACAGAGTTCGCGCTCACCGTGGTAGAAGGGGTAACAGCCAAAGGCGGTGGCGCGCTGATTTTTAGCATGGAAATGGCGGCCACGCAGATTGTTGAACGTTCCTTGGCTGGTGCCGGAAACCTGTCCGTATCACGACTGCGTAACCCTCAGGACATGTATGACGAGGACTGGGCGCGTCTGACATCAGCGATGGCCACACTTAACGATCGTGATATCTGGATTGTTGACGCTACCGATTTGACCGTCGAACAAATCCGCGCGATTGCGGAAACGCATAAACGCCGCCATCCGCATTTAGCGATGATTATGGTCGATTACCTCGGGCTGATAAAAAAACCAAAGGCTGAGCGTAACGATCTCGCCGTCGCGCATATTTCGCGGAACCTTAAAACGATGGCCATGCGCCTGCACACACCTACATTCGCGCTGAGCCAGCTCTCCCGTGCCGTTGATGCGCGTCCGGCAGCACAGCGCCGCCCGGTGATGTCAGACCTGCGTGATTCGGGCTCCATAGAGCAGGACGCCGATAGCATTCTGTTTCTGTATCGCGACGAGGTTTATGACCCTGAAAGCCCTGCTGCTGGCGTGGCTGAGGTCATTCTCGGTAAGTGCCGCTTTGCCGCCGCCGGTACCGTGATTTACCAGGAATTCAAGAACGGCCATTTCTTGCCAATCGATCAACATGTCGGGAAAGAGAAAACCCGCATTCAACTGGAGGCAGCTAAGCCCAAAAAACAACAGCGTCGGTATTCCGACAAATACAACACCGAACCGTTTTAACCGCGCCTGACCAGCGCTAATTAACCAACGAGGAAAGACCAATGACCGATTTACTGTATGCAAAAACCACCAATGCGGATGATGGTTGTGACTGGGGGCCAGTAATCATCTGGCGTATGAACGCTGGCGCGAGAGCCCGAAATCGTGCCTGTTACGTTCCCGCTCCCCGCCCGATCCAGGTAAACCCTGTTTATCGCGTAGCGAAAACAAAAAAAGCACCTGTGCAAGCCGTTAATACCTCAGGGCGCTGGCTCAAAACCCACACCGCGACGGTTATCACTGCTAAAGGCGAAAAAACGGTAAAAATCCGCGAAACTGCCACCGTCTGGAGTGCCGGGAGCAATGAAAACTACGATAAGCTCACGGGGCAGCGCGTCGGCTCTCCGGGCCGTTGTCGCCTCCTGCTGGAGTCGATCACTCCGATTGCACGCAAAGCAAAAGCGGCACCTAAAATAGCCTCCGGAGAGTTATCAGCGCAAAAGCTGGTGGCGCTGATGAAGGGCAAAACCCTGTCATATCAGGGCATCCTCGCCGCAATCAAAAAATATCACCCGGACATCAATATTACTCCCGGTCAACTGCAAAAGCGTATCTGGCGCATGGTTCAGTCCAAATACGTAGGCATTGAGCGTCACGATGATATGCCGGTGACTCATTTCACCCTGAAAAGCGTCGATCCACGCTTTTACACCCACTCAGAGAAAAGCGTGAAGGATTAAGGCATGGCCGGGCAATCGGATTACCTACCGCCCGGCTTACCCCTCAATCGCGCCAAATGGCCGCAGGAATTTCAGCTCAAAGAGCATTACGACATGCGCGCTGCTGCGCTAGTTCGCCAGCTCTATGAGAAGAAAACCACACGTTACGCGGTCGTTCAGCAGATTGAGGCAACGCCGGAGAGTCAACGAGAGTTTTTTAGAGAGCGCTTAAATTACTGGCGCGCGCAGAGAGAAGGTGAAAAATGAGAGATGTTCTGCTGGAAAGTGCATATCGAAGACTCATTGAATTAGAGAACCTTTTACTCCCGGTCATTCCAGACACGGTATGGCCTGCCGAGGTTGGAATGGTATACAGCCAGATTGAAAACGCCGGGGATCTCCCGGCACACCACCAGCGCCGGCTGAAACATCACATCAACCGGATGTGGCTTGAGAAAATGCCGGTACCGTCGATTATCGTTGCTGCCCGTTCGCTGGCCGCCGCCATGGAGGAATACGCGTGAGAGAAATTATTGTCGATAACTTTGCTGGCGGCGGCGGGGCGAGTACAGGCATTGAAATGGCTATCGGGCGCAGTGTTGATATTGCGATAAACCACGACCCTAACGCCGTTGCGATGCACACCACCAACCACCCTGACACGTTGCACTATTGCGAATCCGTCTATGAGGTCAGGCCAAAGATTGCGACCGCTGGCCGCCCGGTTGCGCTGGCATGGTTTTCCCCTGATTGCCGTCACTTTTCGAAAGCCAAGGGTGCCAAACCAGTCGAGAAAGCTATTCGCGGTCTGGCGTGGATCGTCATTCGCTGGGCTCTGGATGTTGGCCCGCGCGTGATGATGCTTGAGAACGTTGAGGAGTTCAAAACGTGGGGGCCGCTTCTGGCCGGGGAAATGCGGCCGGATCCTGAGCGCGCCGGTGAAACATTCGAGGCGTTTATTGGCATGCTGAGCATCGGTGTGCCCGCTGACCATCCTGCGCTTTTGGAATGCTGCGAGTTCCTGCAGTTGTCACCGGATAGTGAGCAAGTGCAGCAACTGGTGGCCGGGCTCGGTTATGACGTGGACTATCGCGAACTACGCGCCTGCGATTATGGCGCGCCGACAATTCGGAAACGTTTCTTCATGGTGATGCGCCGGGACGGGCAGACAATTACCTGGCCGGAAGTAACCCACGCGGATCCGAAATCTCCAGCTGTGCATGCTGGGAAACTGGCGCCGTGGCGAACAGCTGCTGAATGCATCGACTGGTCGATTGCCGCGCCGTCAATTTTTGGCCGTAAAAAGCCGCTGGCAGAAAACACACTGAAGCGTATCGCTCGGGGAATTCAGCGTTTCGTCCTGGACAATCCGACGCCGTTCATCGTGAAGTGTAACCACACCAGCACCCGTTCGGGTTATGACTGTTTCAGAGGTCAGAGCCTGAATGAGCCTTTGCAGACCATCACAAAAAAACACGGCTACGCAATCGCAGTACCGCACCTGACGAAGTTCCGCACGGGTGCTACTGGGCAGGAAGTCACTGAACCGGTACCGACAATTACCGCAGGTACATCGAAGCGTCCGGGCGGCAACGGGCATGCACTGGGCATGGTAGAAGCCGCGCTTACACCTTTCCTGGCTGGTAACGGCGGCAGTGAATATCAGGCAAAGCCGCGCCCGCTGGAAAAGCCTGCGCATACAATCCTGAAACAGTCACGGGCCTGCGTTGTTGCCCCGGTTATCGCCCGGCAGTTCGGCGCCAGTACAGGACATAGGGCAGACGAACCCAGCGCGACAATCACTGCCGGTGGTGGCGGGAAATCACAGCTGGTGGTACCCACGCTGATTCAGATGGGCTATGGCGAACGCCCGGGGCAGGATCCGCGCGTGCAGCAATTGGATAACCCGCTGGGTACCGTTACGGCAGGCGGCAATAAATTCGCCACTGTGAGCGCGTTCCTGGCGAAGCACTACGGCGGGAATTATCAGGGCGCTGGCGTGGGCATGGACGAACCGATGCATTCTGTGACAACGGTCGATCATCATGCCGCGGTTACTTCTCACCTGGTGAAGCTTCGCGGCACCTGCCGGGACGGGCAGCGCACCGATGAGCCAATGCCGACTGTTACCGCCGGCGGCACGCATGTGGGAGAAGTGAAAACCCTGCTTGCCGTTGACGGTTACGACGAGCAGCGCGCGCATCAGGCGCTGGAGTTCCTGCGCGAATACTGCGGACCGGAAAGCACTGGCCTGGTGACCATCAAAGGGGTGGTGTATCGCATCGTTGATATTGGCATGCGCATGCTGCAGCCACATGAGCTATACCGGGCGCAGGGCTTCCCTGAGTGGTACATCATCGACAGAGACTACCGCGGCGTGAAGTATGCGAAGGATAAGCAGGTAGCCCGCTGCGGGAACGCGGTACCGCCCCCATTCGCTGAGGCTCTGGTACGTGCGAACCTGCCTGAATTATGTTGCCACAAGGAGGCTGCGTAATGGCTAAATCAGCAGCTGAGCGCAAAAAAGCGCAGCGAGCACGCCAGGCCGAAGCCGGTAACCGAAAACTGGAACTGCAGCTTGATGCACAGGAGGTTGAAATGCTCGAGCGTAACTGCGCCGCCCGGCGCCCTGGTCGTGCGCCGTACGACATGGCCGAGTACATTGCGCTACTGATCCGCCAGGATGATGCTCGGATGCGCAATCACATTAAGCGTGTAAGCACCACCAAATGCACCAAGTGTGGCGACGCGCTTCCGGTTAAAAGCTGCATTATGTCCGGGGATTCACAGTGCTGGATAACAGGTGGTTGGAAAAAGTTCATACTGACAATATGAGTCAGCAAAGCAAAGTACACTACCGCCGGGAACGGCGGTTTTTTGTTTTAAAACATAGCTATACGCAACGTTATTTTTTACTTCTTTAACGATTTGTGCCCTTAAAGATTTGCACTTCCTGCCACTTGGGAGTATATATACTGTAATTTTATACAGTTGTTTGAGAGGGGGAGGCGTGATTGAAAAAACGGAGGTTGGGGATCATCTTCCCGATAACGGACGCGTACTCGTGACCCTCAGAAATGGCAAGGTATCAGCCATCAGATTGGCTCATGACGATGAGCACCTAGCTACACTTAAGTCGTTGTTTGAATTAGCTGAATTGTCTGGTTTTACCATTGTTGAAAAGGACAAAAGTAAGGTATAATTAATTTATCGGACTGAACACCCGATAACCTGTATTTCTGAGCAATTGCTGCGCTAAAGGGGAAACCAATGGCGCAGTATTCTTTTGTAAAATCAGCAGGCGGAGTATTAATCCCGGCAACGCCGGAAGCGCGCGAATTTATTGAAAAAAAATGTCGCATGGGCGCTGTGCTTTACGCCGACTTTAAACAGGCACGTAATCCGGCATTTCACCGCAAATTCTTCGCTCTGCTCAATCTTGGTTTTGATTACTGGCAACCAACTGGCGGAACCATTTCCCCGGCCGATAAAAAACTGGTTCGTGGGTATGTGCAGCTGGTGGCCCACTATGCCGGGCATGAAGAAACCCTCCAGGAACTGGCCGATCAGTACCTCCGCGAAGAAGCGGAAAAACGCGCCGGAAATATCAGCGCAGTAAAATCCTTTGAGGCGTTCCGTGCCTGGGTAACTATTCAGGCAGGCTTTTACACCGAATACGAAATGCCTGACGGCACCACCCGCAAAGAACCAAAATCCATATCGTTCGCAAAAATGGACGATATCGAATTTTCCCAGCTCTACAAATCCGTTCTCGATGTGCTCTGGAATTTCATCCTGTATCGCGCATTCCCCACACAGCAGGCCGCAGAAAACGCAGCCTCGCAATTATTCAGCTACGCCGCGTAAGAAATATCGCCATGACAAACGACGATAAACGCTGGCTGGCCGACGTTGCCTCTCTGGGTTGCGTTGTATGCCGAAATCTTGGCTATGGCGCTTCACCCGCAGAAATCCATCACATACGCACAGGGCAGGGAATAGCCCAGCGTGCAGACCATAAAAAAACATTACCTCTTTGCGCACCTCACCACAGAACCGGCGGACATGGCGTTGCTATCCACGCAGGCCAGAAAACATGGGAAAAAAATTACGGTACCGAGACTGAGTTACTGGATCAGGTGACCATTGAAGTCGGGGAATTACGATTATGCAGAATTTAATTCCACTCCTAGGGGTAGCAGGAAACACCAAAAAGTTTAATGGCGCCCAGCGTCCGGAAAGAACAATATTCTGTTTCCCTTCTTTTCTCACCACAGCGGCGGGCGATTTTTCCCTTCTCTATGCTCGCGCGCGCGCGCGTTTTGGGGGGTGATCATGCCGCTGGTCGCTACCTTCAAAACCGACTGGTTCCGGGTCATTACCGATCTGACCAGAAAAAACCTCACAACACAGGAAATTGCCAACGAGCTGGGCGTTTCGAAATCTGCCGTTCTGGGCTGGAAATCAGGATCTGAACCTCGCCACGGTCATGGTGAGGCGCTTATCGCGTTGTGGTGCATGGCAACCAGCTCTGACAGAAAAAAATTACCCACGGTTTTGCATCGCCAGTGGTTCACCTTCCGTAAATCGCGTTTTGGTCGGGAAACTGACCAGGCATGCAAATAACAATGACCGCTCACCATTCATCCGGAGATATCCAAAATGGGTCGACCAAGAAAAAACGTTGAAGTGCCGGGGCAGGAAACTGCTGGTACCGATACAACCAATATCGTGGCGGAAGGGCAATTGCTTAATTCTGCCCCCGTTAACCAGACCGTTGCTGACGCCCCAATTACAGCGACTGAGATCCAGACGCTTAACGCAGACAACCAACGCGCAGAGCAGGAAGTAATCCAGCAGCGCGTTGCTAACCTGCTGGACGATGCCGCTCTCGCTGAGCGCAATACTCTGCTGGGTACCATCAACGAGCAGGGCGCGGCCATCATCGCCCGCTTTGAAACGCTGGGTTACACCGACCTGGCTGACCAGCAGCTAACCGACAATATCGAATTCCTCCAGCTCGTCAAAAAAGCCACCACGGCGGAGTCCGCCGCGCCGCTGGGCTACGTGACGAACGACGAGGGCAAGCCGCAGCCGGTTACGGGTAAGCCCGTTCTGACTGAGCACGGCTGGCACGTTCCGGGCTAAGAGGGGGAATCGTTATGTGTGGAGGTGGAGTGCCAAAGGTCACGCAGACCGACCCGCAGGCCGAAGCGGATGCAGCTGCCGACGCAGCGGCAAAAGCGGCAAACGCAGATGCAGCATCGCGCAAGAAGCGCAAAAAAGGCTCGTCCCTTCTCGCCAGTGGTGCTGAGGGTGCAGCTGATTCAGGCAGCTCTCTGCTGTCCTCTGGTGCGCAGGCAGCGCAGCAGAAAAACACTCTGGGGGCGTAACTGATGGATGAACTCGCCGTTAAGCTGATTAAGCGTTCCGACACGCTGAAAGCCAACCGCCAGCAGCATGAAAGCGTCTGGCGCGAGTGCTATGACTACACCTATCCGCTGCGCGGCGCGGGATTCTCTGACGAAGTGCTCGACGCTCAGAGCGCAAAACACAAGGTGGCGAAGTTACTGGACGGCACCGCCACCGACAGCGCACGCATGCTGGCCTCTGCGCTCATGTCCGGCATGACCCCGGCGAACGCGCAATGGCTGAACCTCGACAGCGAATCACTGCCGGACGATGCCAAAGCCTGGTTGTCTGAGTGCGCCACGCTGGTGTGGGAAAATATCCACGCGGCCAACTTCGACGCGGAGGGCTACGAGGCAAACCTCGACGTGGTGTGCGCGGGCTGGTTCGTTCTGTACATCGACGAGGACCGGGAAGAGGGCGGCTACACCTTCCAGCAGTGGCCGCTGGCGCAGTGCTATGTCACGTCCACCCGCAAGGATGGCATCGTGGACACGATCTATCGCCGCTACCAGCTGACCGCAGAGCAGGCCATCAAGGAATTCGGCGCAGACAAGGTCAGCGAGAAGATCCGCGACGCGGCGAAGAAAAAGCCCGACGATAAATTTGATTTTCTGCACTGCATTTTCCCGCGCGAAACCTACATGGTCGATGCCCGCCTGGCGAAAAACATGCGCTTTGCGTCGTTCAACGTCGACGTGAGCAACAAGCAGGTGGTACGTGAATCCGGCTATCACGAATTCCCGTGCTGCGTGCCGCGCTGGATGAAAATCCCCGGTGGCTCCTATGGCATCGGCCCGGTGTACGACGCGCTGCCGGACTGCAAAGAGCTGAACGAAACCAAACGCATGGAGAAAGCCGCGCAGGATCTGGCTATCTCTGGCATGTGGATTGCCGAAGACGACGGCGTACTCAACCCCCGCACGGTCAAGGTCGGTCCGCGTCGCATCATCGTGGCGAACAGCGTCGACAGCATGAAACCGTTGCTGACCGGCTCCGATTTCAGCGTGGCATTCACCGCAGAAGAGCGTTTGCAGGCATCAATCCGCAAAATCATGATGGCCGACCAGCTGCAGCCTCAGGACGGGCCAGCCATGACCGCTACTGAAGTGCATGTGCGCGTCGCGCTGATTCGCCAGCTGCTCGGCCCGGTGTATGGCCGCTTCCAGGCTGAATACCTCCAGCTGCTGGTTGTGCGCTGTTTTGGCATCGCTTTCCGCGCTGGCGTTTTCTCCCCGCCGCCTGAAAGCCTGCAGAACGCCAATTTCAACGTGCGCTACATCTCGCCTCTGGCACGCGCCCAGAAGCTGGAAGACGTGACGGCAATCGAACGCCTCGGCGCTAACGTGGCGAACCTCGCGGGCATCAGCCAGGACGTCGTTGATCTCATCGATACCGACGAAGCTACGCGCGTTGTGGCCGATGCACTTGGCGTACCGGCGAAGGTTATTCGCTCTTCTGATGATGTGGCAAATATCCGCGACCAGCGCCAGAAAGCGCAGCAGCAGGTCGCACAGCAGCAGCTCATGATGCAGGCTGGCGCCGAGGCGGCCAGTGCCGCAGGGCAGACCGCTGGCGCAGCGTTAGGGCAACGACTGGCAGGTAACCAATGAGAATAAAACAGGCAACACCTCAGGACTTTAAGCGCATTTTTGAAGAAATGCCTGGCGGTCCTCAGGTGCTGGAAGAATTAACACGCCGTTTCGGGCGTGCGGCGTATGTCCCCGGCGGTACCGAGGGCGACCGCGAAACGTGTTACAGAGCAGGGCAGCGATCCGTACTGGATTACATCCTGCGCGAAATCAACAAGGCCGATGGAGTAGAAGACGATGTGGAAGCTTAAACACTTATTCATGAACGCTGAGCAGGGCTCAGAACAGCCAGGCGGCGGCAACGGAGGTGGTGAAGATGGCGGCAATAATCCGGGTGCTGGCGAACCTTCTGGCAATTCTCTGCTCAGCACCGGCGCGGGCGAACCGGGTGCTAATGACTGGCTACCTGAGAAATTCCGCGTTATGGGCGAAGACGGAAAACTCAGTATTGAAAGCTCTGCCCGCAAACTGGCGGAAAATTACACTCACCTTGAAAAACGCATGGGTAGCGGCGACGCGCCGCCGAAAACGGCAGATGAGTATGCACCTAAGGTAGAGGTCGAGGGATTCAACTGGGAAGAATTCAAAGCCGATCCGCGCATGCAGGGCTTCATGAAAACTGCGCACGCCAAAGGCATCACCAACGATCAGATGAGTTTTATCCTTGGTGAATACGCACAGCGCGCTCCTGAGCTGGTGGGCGGTGCCGCTGCTCTGGATGCGGAAGCCGCCACCACGCAGCTGCGCGAGGTGTGGAAAACCGACGCGGAATTTAACAAAAACATCGGCCTGGCTTTCCGTGCGTTCAACTCCCTGGCTGACGAGAGCGACCGAGGGCGCATCGACGAGATCGGCAATAACCCGATGGTTATCCGCATGCTGGCTAAAGTCGGCGCAGAAATGCAGGAAGACGCACCGGCGGGTGGCGATGTGAACCTCGAAGAGCAACAGACTATTCGCGATCTGATGAAATCCCCGGCGTATATGGACCCGAAACACGCCGACCACGAACGCGTATCTGCGAAGGTCAAAGCGTACTACCAGAAACGTTACGGCGATCAAACCGTAGCGTGACATGTCACGACAACTTAAAACGAGGAAAGACTAGTGAGCGAAGCAAAACCACAAGACGGCAGTACCGTGAAAGGGTATCGCAAATTAAGCGATGCAGAAATTGCCGCTATGAATCGCTTGAAAGAACTGAGCCGCGAATTTATTCGTGAGCTGCGAAACATCCAGATTGATTTATTACCGCAGGATCCTGCTCTTTCAGATCGCACCGCTGCCTACCGTAGTGCTTCTTTAGCGACTACAAAAATGCAGGAAGCATGCATGTGGGGTTGTCGTTCTGTCGCACGACCTGATGCTGATTGCTAACTCCTAAACACCATCACAAAAAGCCAGCCTGACCCGCTGGCTTTATCATTTGGTCGGGATTCCGACCGCACACCTCGCTAACAATCTCCCCACAACCAGCCCGGCGGGGACGCCGGATAACTGAATTTTCCCGCAGTGCGTAAGCGCCACGCGCATTGTGTTAATCGGGCCGGGCAACCGACAACCCAGCAGGCGATATTTTCTGGAGTGATTGTTATGTCATTTGATGCCAATAAGAACATGATTACCGCTGCGTTTATCACGCAGTTTCATGATTCTTTCGAAATCGCCGCGCAGCAGAAGGATTCCCGCCTGCAGGCTGCGGTAAACGACCGTGGGATGATTACCGGTGAAGCGTTCACCATCAACGATATGGGCACCATCGAAATGACGCAGATCACCACGCGTTTCGGTGACACCGTATGGGACCTGCCAGAAGCCGGCACCCGTAACGCGTTGATGGCGGACTACGGTGTATTCGTGCCAGTTGAAAAACGTGACCTGCGTAAACTGCTGGCCGACCCGCAGGGGCCATACCTGCAGCTTACCCTTGCAGCTTCCAACCGCAAAAAAGACGACATTATTTATCGCGCGCTTCTCGATACCGTGCTGCGTAAAACGTCCAGCGGTGGCGCATACGCACCTGTGGCGCTGCCAGCATCGCAAAAAATTGTTGCTGGTGGCACGGGTATGACCAAGGCAAAGCTGATCGCTGCTAAAGCGATGTTCCGCCGTAACGAGTGTGACGAGCAGAACGGGGAAGAGCTGTACATGACGTACAACGCCGACATGCTGACGCAGATCCTCAGCGACACCACGCTGACTTCTGCCGATTTCATGGCGGTGAAAATGCTTCAGGAGGGCGCAGTGTCCTCAAAATGGCTCGGCTTCAACTGGCTGGCTTACGAAAAACTGGATTCATCGACCGCAGGCGATCCGGCCGTGACCACCAAAACCGCAGCTGCGTGGTGTAAATCCGCTGTGCATTTCGGTACCGGCGCTGAGTACAACGTCGATATCGGACCACGTCGCGATAAAAACAACACCATTCAGATCTCTGTTGATGCGTCTTATGGTGCTGGCCGCGCCAACGAGAAAAAAGTCGTCGCCATCGATTTTGTTGTTTAAGCCGCTGGTGTGTTTGCCGGGGTATACCCCCGGCCTTTTTTCATCTGAGGTTCTGCCATGACTTCGAGTGTATCGATCTGCTCAAACGCACTTCTTGCGCTGGGTGCTCACCCGATAAATGATTTCGACGAAGACACGGATCATGCCCGTCTTTGCGCCAACCTTTACCCTACTGTCCGCAATAAATTACTCCGCGCTCACCCGTGGAACTGCGCGATAAAACGCGTTGTGCTCTCACCTGTCAGCGCTGCACCTGAATTCGGGTATGGTTATCAGTTTTCGCTTCCGGGCGACCTGATTCGCGTTCTTTCCGTGGGAGAGCCACGGGATGATATTGATTACCGGATTGAGGGGAGCCGGCTGCTGGCTAACGTCGATGTGATTCGCCTGCGTTATATCTTCCGTAATGAGGACGAGTCCACATGGGATGCCGCGCTGGTGGATGTTGCTGAAATGACGATGCAGTCCAAGCTGGCGTATGCAGTGACCGGGTCCACCAGCCTGCGTGATAGCCTGGCGCAGGAGGCCTCATTCCTGCTGAAACAGGCAAAAGCCGTCGATGGTCAGGAAGAACCGCCGGAAGAGCTGGGCGGTTATCCAACTTATGAGTCGAGGTTCTGACATGCGCGCGAACCTTATAAAAACCAATTTTACAGCTGGCGAAGTTTCCCCACGTTTGATGGGGCGCGTTGATATTGCCCGCTACGCCAACGGCGCGAAGATTATCGAAAACGCGGTAGTGGTCGTGCAGGGTGGTGTTGTCCGCAGACCTGGTACCCGCTTTGCGGCGGCCACGAAATTCGGCAATAAAAAATCCCGCCTTATTCCCTACGTGTTCAACCGTTCTCAGGCCTACATGCTTGAATTCGGCGACGGCTACATGCGTATTTATCAGAACGGTAAGCAGCTGGTTAACGGCGACAATACGCCTTATGAAATCGCCAGCCCATACACCGCCGATATGCTGCCCGCTGTAAACTATGTCCAGGGCGCTGACACCATGTTTCTGGTTCATCAGTCTGTGAAGCCTCACCGCCTCCAGCGCCGTGGTCAAACCGACTGGGTGCTTGAACCGGCACCGTTCATCGTTGAGCCATTCGACGAGGTGCGCGATACACCGCAGAAATGGTGTAAGCCCTCCGTCAAAGAGTTCGTGGGCTCTGAAATTACGCTGACCCTGAGCGATGCGGAACCGGGAGACACCCCAAATCCACCATTCACTGGCGCGGGCTGGGTTGCTCAGGATGTGGGTTCCTACGTTCGCCTTAACGGCGGTCTGGTGCTGATTAAAAGCATCACCAGTGCTCAGATTGCCGTCGGTACCATTCGCAGCGACCTGACGGCAACGCAGGCGGCATCGCCAGGATCATGGACGCGCGAGGACACAGTCTGGACCGAGGAATTTGGGTACCCCGGCGCGGTGACGCTATACCAGCAGCGCCTTGTCCTGGCGGGTTCGCCAAAATATCCGCAAACAATCTGGTGGAGCGAAACGGGCGTTTATCTGTCCTTTGAGATTGGTACCGAGGATGATGATGCGATCAGCTTCACGCTGTCTTCAGACCAGCTCAACCCAATTGTGCATCTGGCGCAAATGAATACCCTGATTGCGCTGACCTACGGCGGAGAGTTTACGATCACCTCCGGCAACGATGCGGCCATAACACCGACCAATATTTCGGTGAAAAATCCAAGTCCGTACGGCTGCAACGGGATCCGCCCGGTGCGCGTTGGTACCGAAATCATGTTTGTGCAGCGCGCTGGCCGCAAACTCTACGCGGTAGCGTACGACCCGGACAGCTTTGTTTCCTATTCAGCCAACGACATGACGGTGCTGGCCGAGCACATCACCGCTGGCGGCGTGCTGGATATGGCATACCAGCAACAGCCGGATGCGTTTATCTGGATGGTCCGGGCTGATGGCGCTGCGGTCACGATGGCTATTGACCGAGGTCAGGATGTAATTGCATGGTCACGACAGGTCACAGATGGCGCGTTTGAGTCGCTGGCGACCATCCCATCGGAAGCTGACGATGTAGTTTATGCGATCGTCCGTCGCGAGATAAACGGCCAGACCGTACGTTATGTCGAGGTGTTCGACAGCAAACTCTATACGGATTCAGCCATTACAGGGTTCAGCGGCGGCGATGGTGCTACGACATGGTCGGGGCTTTCGCATCTTGAGGGGCAGACGGTTGATGTGGTGGCCGATGGTGCAGTTATGCCGCAGTACACCGTTTCCTCTGGTCAAATCACCCTGTCACGTAAGGCTAAAAGCGTTGAGATCGGCCTGCACTTCGAAAGCACGATCGAAACGCTATCGCCGGAGGTTTCCACTACCGAAGGTACCACCCAGAACGCGAGAAAACGCACCAGCGAAGTGACTATGCGTTTCCTCGAAACGACTGGCGCGGAGTGCAACGGCCAGGTTATTCCGTTCCGCCGTTTCGGACCAAAAATCCTCAACCAGCCCGCCCCATTATTCACCGGCGATCACTACTGGGGAAAACTCGGCTGGGAGCGCGGGGAAGACACTCTGCTTATCCAGCAGCGCCAGCCGCTGCCATTCCATCTTCTTGCAATTATTTTCACATTCACCAGTAACGGGGGCTGACATGGTACGTAACGCAACAGCCGGGGATATCCCGGCGCTGATCGAGCTGGGCGCGCGGATGTATATCGAATCCCGGTACTCGCAAAACTCACCATTCGATGAAGAAAAGTGTGCAGAGCTTGCCCGAAGCGTTATCGCGTCGCCCGCAGGGTGTGTGCTGGTGGCCGAAAAAGAGGGGGTAGTCATCGGCTGGATGGCGGGTGGCGTTGCTGAGCAGTGGTTCAGTCGCCAGCTGATGGCCTTTGAGTATGGACTCTTTGTCGCTCCGGAGCATCGCGGCGGCACTGCGGGCCCGCGTCTCGCTAAAGCTTTTATCACCTGGGCGAAAGAACACGGAGCCGCGCTCATAAACATGGGTATAACCACGGGCGTACATGAAGAACGCACCGGCGAAATGTATTCCCGTCTTGGTCTTAAACGTTCCGGCCTGCTGTATTCAATGGAGGTTTAAAAATGTGTACTGGCGTGGAAATTGCGGCTATTGGCGCATCCGTGCTTGCCGCCGGTGGCGCGGTTTATAGCGGGCAGCAGCAAAAGAAAATGTCCAACTATCAGGCTGCACAGGCGGAAGCTGATGCCGAGGCTGCACAAGCAGCTGCACGGGTGGAAGCCGATCGCATCCGTAAAGCTGGGCGGGCACAGGCAGCTGCAGCGCGAGCTTCTCTTGCCGGGTCTGGTGTGGACACAGGGGAAGGCACGGCGCTGCGTATTCAGTCCGATATCGTTGGCGATGCTGAGCAGGATGCTTACCAGACCATTCTGAACGGTACGAACCAGAGCGCCAGACTGAATTCTCAGGCGTCCGCTGACCGTATCTCTGGCCGTAACGCTTCAACATCTGGCTACATCAGCGCGGGTAGCTCTGTGCTTAGCGCGGGCGGTACCGCATATAACGGCTGGAAAAAAGCAGGGAGTAAATAACCGTGAGAATTCCAACGGGTAATTTCGGTAACGTTACGCCGCAGGCGAATCCTACCCGCGTCAGTGTCAGTAATGTCGGGCAAATAGGTAACGCAGTCGCAGGTCTGGGGGCGGCTTTAGGTCAGACTGCTGATGAGGTACAGCGCACGCAGGATAAAGCGGATGTGGCGGCAACCCAGGCTATCCTTACCGATCTTGATGCGAAATCCAGTGACCGCTGGGAAAACCCGGAGACAGGCGCGCTGGTAACCCGGCAGGGGTTCAAGTCTTCCGGCGTTGGTCTGGACATGGATAAGCAGGACTCTTCCGACTATGAAGAGGCCCGTAAACGCGTACCGCAGAGCCAGCTGCAGTATTTTGACGCGCAGTGGAAAGCGGGTCAAATCCGCCGAGCCAGCACTTATAACAGCTTTGAGCGTAGCCAGACTGAACAGGCGCAGCGCCAGCAGCTGGACGCGACGGTAAAATCTTCCGTGGAGCAGGAAGCGGGGGCGTTTGACGATCCGCAGGCCGCTGCGTTAATTCGAGGCGCACGACAGCACTCCATTTCATTGTATGGCCAGGCGCAGGGCTGGTCGCAGGAACAAATTGACCAGGCAGTTTCTGAGGCCAATTTGCGGGCTATGGACCAGCGAGCCCAGAACTATGCAGTTACCAATCCGCAGGGCTGGTTAAATGGCGATTTCCCGGTAAAAGATACTGGCGCTCTGGATATGCGCGCTATCGGCATCGTTGAATCCGGCGGTAAGCATTTTAATGCTGACGGCAGCATTATCACTTCGCCCGCCGGCGCGCAGGGAAAATATCAGCTGATGCCAGATACGGGCAAAGAGCTGGCGGCGAAGCGCGGAGTTGAATATAACCCGGCAGATGAAGAACAAAATGCCCTGCTGGCGAGCGATTACGCAAATCAGCTGTACGGTAAATATGGCTCTGAAATGCTGGCGGGTGCTGCCTATAACTGGGGTATGGGTAACGTTGACAAGCTGATCGCGAAAACCGGAGACCCACGCAAGGGCGAAATTTCTGAATCTGAGTTTATCAGCAAGCTGCCCTCTGAAACTCGCGGGTGGCTGGCTCGGTACCGTAAAAATAAAACCGGTCTCGATCCTGTGTCGGTTAACAAAATCGATAACATTGCCGAGTCAAAAATCCGCGAGCAGCGTACGGCGCTGCGCGAGCAAATTGACCCGATTCTGAACAATACGATGGTGCAGCTGTACAACGGGGAAGTGCCTGACGCGATGCCCGATAAAGCGTCAATTATGTTTGCGTACGGCGAGCAGGGGGCAAAAGCCGTTAAGCAACTCGACATCGCGATCAACAATGCCAAAACCTTCCAGACGATCCAGTACGTGTCCCCGGAACAGCAACAGGCAGAAATCGCAAAGCTAAAACCTCAGGCAAATGATCCTGATTATGCGCTCAAGCTCGATGCGTATGGCAAGCTCGGCGCGCTGGTGCAGAAAAGCAATGAAGCGATACAGGCGCAGCGTGATACCCGTCGTTTTAACGAAGCGCTGTCTATGGGCGAGAAACTTGACCCTACCAACAAATCCATGCAAAAAGCCGCCGACGCCACGCCAACGGCGCAAAACTTCCGGATTAACGACGCCACCACCTATGACGGGATTGTGCAGCAGGTGGCCCAGACCGGGATCATCCCTTCGCAGGTAACCACCCAGTTATCGGCGATATCCCGCGCGCGCACTCCTGAGGCGGTCCGTCAGGGAGCAGAGTTATTTAATCGCCTCTATGACACGGATCCCGCGTCTGTTGGCGACATGCCAAAGGATATGCAGGGATTTTATCTCACCGTTAAACAGCTTACCGATTCTGGCATGGCGTCCGAAACCGCTATCGAACAGGCGCAGAATCTGACATACAACCAGACCGATGCACTCAAAGCGCAACTGGCATCAACCCAGAGCACCAAGGAGTACAAAAAAGACCGCGGCAAAGCGATGGATTCTGCGGTGAGCAGCATGTCGGGCTTCTTTAGCTGGGGAAATCCATCTGCCGACGATCAGACGCCGGAGGCCGCACGTTTCCGCAACGATTACCAGTCGCTGTACGACATCAATTACCGCACTACCGGCGGTAATGCGGATGCGGCCAAAAAAATGACCAACCAGCAGATCGCCCGCACCTGGAGTATCAGCGAGGTTAACGGCGACGCAAAACTTATGAAATACGCGCCGGAGGCACTCTATAACTACGGTCCGTCAGGCTGGCAAGCGGCACAGTGGAAAGAAGAAAAAGAAAACCTGATGTACGGCGAGCGCAAGGGCGAGATCACCACCAGCCCAGCGCAACTTGGGATCACTTCCGGTAACGCGGCACCTGTCACCAGTAAAACGCCGGAGTCGCGTATTGGCGGTGATCTGGAAATTACCCCTGATGTTCTGACGGCCCGTAATGGCGATTACGCCATCATGGTGCGAACAAAAGATAAGGATGGTATCGAGGCGGTACAACCGTTCTACGATTCGTACGGCAGGCCGATGCGCTGGAAACCGTCACTGGAAGAGTGGGCGCCATACAAAAAAATGCAGGAAGAGCGCGAAGAACATGATCGCAATGAGCTGCAACGCGGGCAGGATATTCGTGGGTTCAAAGATAAACACCGTGCGCTCGATGAGCAGTACAAGCGCCTGCATAACGAGCGCATGAACAGGGTTAAAAATTACTTTTCGTGGAGCACTGAATAATGCCGGTATACGCCACCCCTGAAGAACTGAATAACGGATTCACTCCGGCGGGTAATGTCCTGGCTGCACCTACCGGATTTGATGTGCCTTTGCCTGAAGGTACCAACCCGGAACCTCAGCAGGATGAGCCGTCTGTGTGGGGCGCTGCATTTCGTCAGAATAACCTGCTTGGCGAAATGTTCCGCCCGACCAAACAGTTTGAGCCGGTAGAGGGTTATAACCCTTATGCGGATAAAACCGAGCTGCACGGGTACGAACAGTGGGGCTCGGCGTTTGCTGATTCCCGATCGCCGGAGGAGACCGCCTGGCTGAAACAACAGATTGACGACGAAAACGAGGACCGCAGGGTACTTTCCGAGGCGGGCGGCGAAGGTGTCCTCGCCAGCATTGCAGCCGGAGTGGTAGACCCTGTTACCGTAGCTTCTATGTTTATCCCCGGTGCGCAGGGCGGCGCGGTTGCCCGTATCGCGTCGCAGGCTGCAATCGGTGCAGCTGCAACAGCAGCGAGCGAGATTGCGCTGAATAATCAGCAGATTACCCGCACGTGGGGGGAAAGCGCCTCCCACGTCGTGGCAGGTGCATTGATGAGTGGTGTATTTGCTGCCGCTGGTGCTGCACTATCGCCATCTGTCCGCACTGCGGCCACGCGTGAAGTGGCTGACGCGCTCGATAATATGAGTATCACGTCAGCGACGGACACAGCTGCTGCCTCGCTCCCCGAAGGGGGCAGCGTCGGCGCGGCGCGAATCAGTGAGGCAACGCTCGAGGATCTCACCCCGGCAGCTGGTGGTCCGGTTGGTAAACTGGCACGCAAGGCGGGCAGTTATCTGACGCCGTTCACCCGGCTTATGGAGTCACCATCCAAAACCTCCCGCCGTACGGCGCTGGAGCTGGCAGAAAATAACTACACACTGCAGGGTAACGCCCGGGGTATTGAGACACCCGTCGCGGCAGAAACCCGCGTTCGCGGGTGGCGTCGTGAAGAGGCCGCCGTCGTGGTGACGAACAAGCAGGCCTATAGCCAGTATAAAGCCGCTGGCGGTGACCTGAGCTTTTCACAGTTCCGCGAGGAAGTAGGCAACGCCATGCGCAGCGGTGATGTACATGCTAATCCGGTGGTACAGGAAGCGGCGCAGGCAATGCGCACCGTTGTTAACCGGGTGAAAGTGGCACAGCAAAAGCTTGGCCTGTTGCCACCTGACGAGGAACTGAAAGCCATCGGTCAGGAGAGTTATTTTCCTCGCATGTATAAAGTCGGCAAGATCGTCAACGAGCGTGATAAATTCCGCGACATGCTGGTTGACTGGTGGTCGCGTGGTGAAAAAACCATGTCCCGCGAAGAGGCAGAAATTACGGCCGATGCCACGATCAATAAAATCGTCGGTGCGAAAATTCCACAGGATTTTGCAAACGTCTTTATGGTGAAAGCTGCGGGCAGCACCCGGTCACGTACGCTCAGCGTTCCCGATCGGCTGATGAAAGACTATCTGGAAAGTGATGCCAACTACGTGCTGCAGCGTCACATCCGCGAGGCGTCAGCAGAGGTGGAGCTAACGCGCACCTTTGGTAACAAATCGCTGGAAAAGCAGCTCAAGGATATTCAGGACGAATACGATGCACTGATGCGGCAGAGCCCTAAAGACCAGGCGAAACTGGCGAAAGCCCGCGATAACGATATCCGCGATATCACAGCGTTGCGCGACCGCCTGGCGGGTACCTACGGTATGCCGGACGATCCCTCATCATTTTTCGTACGAGCTGGTGCGTTTCTGCGCAGTGCTAACTTTGTCACCAAGCTGGGCGGTATGACCGTTTCCGCTATTCCTGACCTTGCGCGCGGCGTGATGGTTAACGGATTTGGTAATACCATGCGCGGTTACTCTGCGTTGATCACCCGCTCACCGGCATTCAAGGCAAGCCGCGCAGAGCAGTTAAAAATGGCCGTGGGCCTGGAAACCATCCTGCACACCCGTGCGCGTACGATGGGTGACCTGGTGGACAGTTCCGCGCGAACCACGGCGGTAGAAGCGGGTATGGAGCGCGTCACCGATGCGTTCGGTAAGCTCACGCTAATGGGCCACTTCGACGATATGAACAAATCTGTAAACGGCATGATCACTTCCGACGGCATTCTCTCCGGCGCGTTCGCTGGCCGCCGCCTGGCGAAGCTCGGCATTAACGACAACATGGCCGCGCGTATCCGCAGCGAATTCGAAAAACACGGAGAGGTAATCAACGGCTGGCATATCGGCAATTTTGAAAAATGGGACGATCAGCATGTGGCTGGCGTTTTTCAGTCGGCCGTGCTCAAAGACGTTAACAATACCGTTATCACACCGGGGATCGGCGATACGCCATTGTGGGCCAGCACGCCACTGGGTAAAACAATCTTCCAGTTTAAATCGTTCGCTACCGCGTCCTACAACCGCGCAACGCTGGGCGGCCTGCAGGAGGGAACCGGACAGTTTTATTACGGTACCGCTTTCCAGATTGGCCTCGGCGCACTTACGTACGCACTTAAACAATCCGCAAATGGTAAAGAGGTTGACTGGTCGCCTCAGAAACTGGCCATTGAAGGTATCGACCGGTCCGGTATTCTCGGCCCGCTGATGGAATATAACAACATGGCAGAAAAAGCCTCTGGCGGTATGGTGGGGCTGGGTGCACTGCTCGGTACCGGAACGCAGTCACGTTATGCCAGCCGTGGTTTTATCGGCTCTGCGCTTGGTCCAACGTTTGGCCTGCTCGATACCATTACCGATGTAACTGCTGGCGTGCTCAATGGTGATGCCGGTGACAGGGTGCTGCATAACGTGCGTACGTTGCTGCCGGGTAATAATCTTTTCTGGATAGCGCCGCTGATAAATCAGGTTGATCCCGGCATGCGGTAATCGGTCGGGATTCCGACCTCGGACTGCTCCATCATAGCCCTGTATTCACAACGGGGCTTTTTTATGCATCAGGATTACAAAACACGTCTTACCGCACTGAGTGATAAACTCACCGACGTGGTGCTCGAAGAAGCCGATCCGGAAAACTGGCCGGGGGCGGGGAAGAAACCGAGCGAACTGACTAAGGATGAACGCGGCGATCGATACTGGGATAAGAAGAACGCAGCCGCATCGCTGACGCTGCTGATTAAGGTTCACTCTCTGATTGGCATGCAAACGCGCGGCGGTACGCCATCTGATAATCCAGGTCAGGATGATGAAGCCTTTGCGCTGGGCCAGCAGGTTTCTAAAGCTGAGCGAGAGGCGGCCGCCATTATTGAGCGCCTGCAGAAAGGGGAAAAATGATTTCGTTCCTCGCCTTCTTTTTAATGTGGGCGGAGCGAATGAACTGGGACGTTCCGGACTGCCACTATCAGGCCTGCCACTGGCTGGAGCATCGCGGAAACCTCGCGGTGCTTCGCTGTTTCCGTGGTTTCGGTAAATCAACGATCCTTGCGGTCTATAATGCCTGGCGATACTACTGTGACCGCCAGTACCGCATTCTGCATCAGTCTGAATCAGACGGAACCGCGTATAAAACCAGCCGTGACACTCAGAACGTCCTGCGTAACCATCCGCTGACCAAAGGTATGCTTCCTGACGGGCAGGGAACCGTTGAGCAATGGTGGGTTAATGGTGCGCTGGATTTACGTAACGGCAGCATGTACGCAAAAGGCATCCTGTCTAACGTAACCTCAGCGCGCGCCAACGAATGCCAGAACGATGATGTTGAAGTACCCCGCAATATCCAGACGCCGGAAGCGCGTGAAAAGTTGCGCTATCGCCTGGGTGAGCAAACGCACATCCTGATCCCCGGCGGGCGCAAACTCTACATTGGTACGCCACACACGCATGACAGCCTTTACGATGAGGTAGAGTCTATGGGCGCTGACTGTCTTACCATCCGGCTGTTTGATAAAGAAAAACGCATCGAGGCAAAAGACGCAACGCAGCTGCGCTACGAGTTATCTTTCCGTCCGGAATATGTCTTTGCGGGCATCCACAAGGCGGCGCGACTGTTGGTCGAAAACGTGGATTATAAGCTGACCGTGTCCGGCGTTGAGTTTGCGGACGCACCGGACACGGTTATCGATTTTTATGCAGACTGCGCCTGGCCTGAACGGTTCACCCGTGAAGAAATGGAGAACCGCCGTAAAGAAACCCGCACGATTAACGAGTGGGATAGCCAGTATCAGCTGCACAGTAAACCCGTCGGAGACGTTCGCCTCGACCCTGACCGCATCCGGGAATACAACATTCACCCTCAGATCCGCTATGCAAACCGCACGGCCTCGCTCTGGCTTGGCAACGTGCAAATAGTTGGTGCTGTCGCCTGGTGGGATGTGGCCACTGGCAAGGTTAAGGCTGACGCCTCGGCGTTCTCTCTGATGCTGACGGATGCCAGGGGGCATCTGTACTGGCATATCTGCCAGGAACTCACCGGCGAGCTGGCGGAGTTTGACGATAACGACAAAATCACCGGCGGGCAGGTAGCGCAGATCAAAGAGCTGGTGCTCAAATATCAGATCCCAGTGGTTTGTGTCGAAGTAAACGGCCCGGGCAGCTTCGCGGGTAAATTACTGCGTCAGGCGCTCAAGGGGACGGGCTGCGGCGTCCGGGAAGAGTTCAGTATCACCAACAAGCAGAAACGCATCCTCGATGCGTTTGAAGCGCCGCTGTCCTCGCGGTTCCTGTGGGCTCACACCGACGTGCTCGACGGTCCTGTCTATGACCAGATGCGCGACTTTAACCCCGCACTGACCAACCAGCCAGACGACTTTATCGATTCCGGCGCGGGAGCAATAAGTCAGACCCCTGTACGCATCGGGAAAGTGGTCGGGATTCCGACCGGACATGCGCGCGAAGATTGGCAGTTAAGTGACGGAGATCATCTGGTCGACGTCGATTACTAACTTGCCAGAGGTTTCGCATCATGTCGGTACCGAACCAGACTCCATATATAATTTATAACGCCAACGGCCTGACCACCGTTTTTCCTTTCAAGTTCTATATCATCAACTCCGGTGATATTCAGGTCACAATTAACGACACCGTTATCACAAGCGGGTACACGGTGTCCGGGGTTGGGAATACCGGTGGGGGCGATATCATTTTTATCACCCCGCCAGCCAGCGGATCGGTTGTGATGCTGGAGAGGGTAGTGCCAACGTACAGGCTGACCGATTATCAGGATAACGGCGACCTCCTGGCCGACACGGTTAATAAGGATTTTGACCGCCTCTGGATGGCGATGCAGCGTTACGGTATACATCTCGGTCTGGCACTTCGCCGCCCGCTGTTCGGTGGTCCCTTTGATGCAGAGGGTTATCGTATTGAGAAACTGGCAGATCCGGTTAATGCGCAGGACGCAGTGACTAAAAAGTATTTAGAAAGCGTATCTTTAGCCCGGGTGCTTCGCGTTCCAGAGGCATCAGTTGGGTTAGTACCTTCGCTGGATCTGCGTCGCAACAAACTGCTGGCATTCAATAACTCAGGTGATCCTATTCCGGTGTTGCCAGAATCAGGGTCTGCCTCAGATGTTTTGATTGAGCTGGCAAAACCTACCGGATCCTCTCTCATTGGTTATAAGTATCCTGTGGATGGCAGTGTACAAAGAACCGTACAGGATAAGCTTGATGATTTCGTATTCCTTGAGGATTTTGGCGGCAAGGTTAATGATATTAATGTAGATAACAGCATTGCATTCACAAAAGCATTTGCGGCATGCCCTAACGTCAGACTTAAATACCCTGGTATCTATTATATGAAGACCCGTGAGGTAGTATTACCCCCAAACTGGAATATTGAGGGGTTAGGTTTTAATACTGAAATCAAGTACCCGGGTACTGATACAACATTCGTCATGTTTACAGCTAACGGAACCGGCCCGGAAGACTTTGAACAAGTTCGTGGGGGGGTATTCCGAAATCTGACAATCGCTGCTGATGTTTCTCTCACTAGCGCGTTTTTATTCCGCCATCTGAAGCACGCACTATGGGATCGCTGTTTCTTCTACAACGCTGGAACAATAATGGACAACTTCCATTACATTGATTACATCTTCTGCCAACGTTGGGGAAGCCCGTTCTATGGTGCAGCTACTACAAATACATATAACCATCTTAACGAGATGCCACGATGGTTAAACTGTTTTTCTTCTAATTCTCCAATTGATCTGATTGATACTACAGATGCTGTTCTTTCAAACAGTATCTTCTATAACGGGGAATTTGTTGTTCGTCAAAGATACACGGCTCCAGGATTACTACCTGGCGATAAAACATACGGATTCCCTATACATATTAATCATTGTGTTATGGATGCCGTTCGCGGGGCCGCATTAGATCTTGACAGGCTTGCTTATTTTACTATTACAGGGAATCTGATATCTGCTGGTAGGGATTTGGAAAACGACGGAGTTGTGATCACTAACAGCGTTTCAGGAACATTCTCAGATAATGTAATTACTTTTTCTGGTGCGTTTGGGCTAAGAGCATATAATATTTATCAGTGTAATTTTGGTGGAAATATACTTAATGGAAACAAAACAGGAGGTATTTCCTTAAGTAATAGCAAGCAATGCACAATATCTGGTGGTGCGATGGGGACATCTTACTCCTATGGTGGGTACTACGTACAGCCAGTTGGCTTCACTGATCCAGCAAATAGTTGCACCGATATTACCCTAATGGGAATTCAATTTGATGATGACCTTACTGTAAAAATAAACCTTAATACAAATCCACCAACAAATAATAGAATACTTGCATGCAGGGGTACGCCTGATACTTTTTATAGCGGACCTACTTCAGCCAGACCATCCCCTGTCGAAATGGGGTTCACTTATTTCGACACAACGCTAGGGCTTCAAATACAGTGGAACGGCACAACAGGGAGCTGGCAAAGATCAGATGGGACAAACGTATAATAAAAGGGCGTCCATGGACGCCTTTTTTTACCCAGAAATCTTTTTGGCAATCCTTGCCCCAGCATTGATGAAAGGTTTTTCTATTACGTTGAATATCACATATGCCAAGCAAACAGATATTGTTAAAGATGATATATATAGAGGCAATGATCTAATATTAGTGTTAAGCCCTATTGTCTGACCATAAAGCTCTATGTATTTTATTACTGGAACGTGAATCAAATAAAGCGAGTAAGATATTGTTCCTAATGATATTAGTACTTTGTTAAAAACAAAAACTGAATTTCTTTCAAGAATTATAACGCAAGATACTATCGCAAAAGCAATATATGCAGATTTGGTTAGCCCATGACCTTCTGAAATTCCATTCAGCCAAAACACAAAAGAAAATCCTAGCAAAGCTATGGCAAGGCTGTTAATTACTCCGTTGTTTATTTTGAATTTATTAATGGATGGAATTGCTTGTGCAATTATCATTCCAAGAATGAAATCAAAAACAATTGGGTTTCCTATGAACCCAAAGTGAGATAATAAATATCCACCATTAAAATAATATCTTTGTGCGTCGATGGTAATGTTACCATTGAATATAACAGGCAATAAAATACTTATGCTCACCAGTACAATAGATGCAATCAAAGCTCTGTATTTGATACTAATTGACATTGAGAGTGCAAATACAATATAAAAATACATTTCATAAGCTAAAGACCATGAAACAATTATGGTTCCCCAGCCATAATATGGAGGTAAGGAATTCCAGTCTAGCGGTATAAGGAAGAAAGACTTAATAATGTTTACTGTTGATAAAGTACCATCCTCTGCAACGCCGGTGTAAATGTTCCTATAAAACAGGGCTACATAAACAGCAAGTATTACAAAGTAAACAGGATATATTCTAAATATTCTTTTAACAAGAAATGACGCTGTATTACGCAATGATGGTGAGTTTATGTTTCTTGTGGAATATGAAATAATAAATCCGCTTATTATGAAGAATATTTCAACCCCGAATATTGCATTTGCTGTCAGTCTGTCCATGAATGATCCAAGTTCTATTTGACCAAACATACCACGATTATGACCAATGGCAACAACAAGGGCTGCAATACCTCTAAGCGCCTCAATTCCGTAAAGCTTTTCATTTTTAATGCTATTCATAATATAAGTTCTTTTTTAATTAAAGATATTATTTTTTTTGTAATTCATTTGTAGCCACATAGCTATCATGACAATCTCTATTAAAATCATAATGCTATTGCCTTCACTATGCCCTTTTATTAATCCTATGACACTCAGTAGTGCTGCAAATCTCACAAGGTTATTAGAAATTGACTCCATCATAGACATTACCTTTTCGATGTAATTAACAGTTCGTTGCCTCTTAACAGCTACGGTAAACCCAGATATTTCGAGGTTTTTTAAGAATTGGAGAGAGTTTACCATCAGTGGTTGCTTGAATCGACCTCCAGAATATAGTCGGGATTCCGACCGGCTCGCCCGCTTACCCTCAGCCCACTACTATGATTTTCCCCACAGGGGGTGAGGCGTGAGGATGAACAACCTTTCAGACGTAGCGGCGGGACTGTCCTACGGCACATCTATCGGCAGCTTTGGTTACTGGCTACTGCAACTACTCGATAAAGTTAGCCCCAGCCAGTGGGCCGCAATCGGTGTTCTTGCCAGTATTCTCTTTGGTCTGCTGACTTATCTGACCAATCTGTATTTCAAAATCAAGGACGATCGGCGTAAGGAGGCCCGGGATAATGGCTTCCAGCAAGACTAAGCTCAGTGCTGCCGTTCTGGGGCTGGTCCTTGCCGGTGCTTCAGCACCACAAATTCTTGACCAGTTTTTGAACGAGAGAGAGGGAAACAGCCTGATCGCGTACAGAGATGGCGGCGGAATCTGGACGATTTGCCGTGGCGCCACGATGGTGGATGGTAGACCGGTGTTGCAGGGCATGAAGCTGACGCAGGCCAAATGCGATCAGGTAAATGCTATTGAACGCAATAAGGCGCTGGCATGGGTAGACCGCAATATCAAGGTGCCGCTTACCGAACCGCAGAAAGCCGGTATCGCATCCTTCTGTCCGTACAACATCGGACCCGGCAAATGCTTCCCTTCTACGTTCTATAAACGCATCAATGCCGGTGATCGGAAAGGGGCATGCGAAGCTATCCGCTGGTGGATTAAAGACGGTGGCCGTGACTGTAGACTGACCAAAGGCCAGAAGAATGGCTGCTATGGTCAGGTTGAGCGCCGGGATCAGGAAAGCGCGTTAGCGTGCTGGGGGATAGACCAGTGACGATAAAAGCAAAGCTGTTAGCGCTGGCCGTTCTGCTGGCGTTTTTTGTCGGTACCTTTTATGTAGGTTACCTCAAAGGGTGGTATGCGCACAGCGAGCACGTTAACAGCCAGGCAAAAGCGAAGCAGAAGAAAGCTGAGAAAGCCGTCGCCATCGGCGAGCAGAAAGCGGCGGCGGCCAGTGCAGAGGGTAAAGTGATTTACCGGACCATTTACCGAGACGTGGTGAAATATGTTAACGACCCGAATCATGTTAAGTGCGATTTTGACGATCACGCTGTGCAGCTGCGGCAGCGAGCAATCGATGCGGCCAACAATATCCCAGGATTTGATGAACCCACCATGCAAGGCAAGTGATGCCGGGCGGGATAGCGACGAAGACCTGCAGGCTGATACCCAGACGACAGAATGCGTACGGGAACTACGGACAAATATCTATCGCTGGCAGGCGTGGTACAGGGCCACGGAATGAAGCATTATTATTCACTAATCATTCCGAAGATTGGCACCAAAGAGATTGTAAGTTCATGTATTTAAGGTGGTGTTATTTTTGGTTATGTTCGGAACAATTTTCTAATGCGTTGATTTTAATGATTTTAACAACCAATTTAAAATCCCTCGGCGTTCGCGCTGTGTGGGTTCAAGTCCCACTCCGGCTACCATGGGAAAAAACAGAATAATCAAAGCAATAAGCAGTGTCGTGAAACCACCGAAAGGTGGTTTTTTTGTGCCTGCAATTCCCCCTTCCTGACAACAAATCTTATTTTTCGTGCCTGACCCATGCACAACCATAATTTTTCGATCATTATGCGTTGAGGGCGTTTCCTTATCGCGTAAATTCTTATATCTCCGTTTCATCGATTGCCCTGCGGCAGCTTCGCAGATAACTTCATTTAGATTTTCCTTAGAAAAAGTGGAAGAGCTTGCAAATAGGCTGGGCAAGGGTATCAACAAATGATCAAAACATTGTTCTCCGGCGACAAGCTCTCGAACGTACAGGATATGAACTACGGTTGGCAAGAGGCATCTAAAACCGCAATGGCGCTGGATTTGACCACTGGGAGCATTACGGGATGGCAGATGTACCAGATAGCTAAAGAGAACTGATTATGTCACAAGAATTAGAATTTTCGCTTCATCCACCCGTTTGGCCTGCCATCGTCTATTTTGTTGTATCTGTTGCAATTTTTTTCTTGCTTTATCTCGGGAAACTAAAAGTTAACAGGCTGCATAAATACCCGCTATTTATCGCATATCTGGTGTTTGTAATCGCTGTTGCAGCCGTTCAGATAAACATCTTTGCTAATGGCTACGAGTTTGTCCGCAGCTTTTTGCATATCGATTTTGACCCCTATCGATATGACTCGGTATATTGGGGATCATTGTTTTTCTCCATAATTTACTTGCTGGCGTTGCCCCGGAACAAGTTTTAGCATAATGAAATTTTCATTTAAGGGACGTTATGTCTTTACCGCCATTGTATGCACTGCGTGCGTTTGAAGTTGCTGCGCGGTTGAACTCCTTCAGTAAAGCCGCTGAAACGCTCAATATTACGCCGGGTGCGGTCAGCAGACATGTTCGTACCCTTGAACTGTGGTTCGACTGCGAGCTTTTCAAAAGGCAAGGTCCTCGCGTGGAGGTCACTGAAGCCGGGCGAGTGCTTGCCGGACAGCTGAACGAGAGCTTCACGAGCATTGAATGGGCCTGCCGGGCATTTCGCAGTGAAAACCACCTGCTGCGGTTAAAAGCACCCAGCACCCTGACCATGAGATGGCTTCTCGACGTGCTGCGATCTTTTCGCAACAACCATGCAAAACCACAGGTTGAGATTGCCAGCGTCTGGATGGACATTGATACCGTTGATTTCAATCTTGAGCCCTACGACTGCGCCATCCTTCTTGGTAATGGCCGTTTTGGTGACACAACGGAGAGTCAGCTGCTTTTTCATGAATGGCTTATCCCGGTTTGTACCCCATCACTTATCGAACCGGCCCGGCAACGGCTTCCGCAATGCGATTTGATCCATCCTTCACCGGACAGACGTGACTGGCGGCGCTGGCTGCGAAGAACAGGATTGTTCCCGGGGCTCGATATGAGCAGCGGTATGGTGTTCGATACCCTTGAACAGGGAAGTATTGCCGCGATGAACGGGCACGGCATCGCTATCGCCGACCTGCATCTCACGCTTGATGCCCTGAAAAGCGGCCTGCTGGGCCTGCCGTTCAGGGAAGCTATTGCGACGGGGGATGGCTACTACCTCGTCTGGCCAAAAAATTCACTCAAAAGAGAGAGCATTCAGCATCTTCTGGCCTGGCTGCAAAACCATACCCCGGTCGTTCCGGCGCTGGATATCGATTATCTGGAATACGATGACAGTCGGGTTTATTAA